TATATATATATATATTATTTATAAAAATAATTTATAAAAATTATAAAATAAAGAAATTAATTTAAATCATATAACAGATTTATAATTACTAAATATAACATATTTAAAATAAAATAATATTATTTTTTCTAATTTTAAAAATGGATTGTTGGGTTTTAGATTATAAACCAACCCTTAAAAATCTAGTGTTCCCAAAATCTCATTATGAAAAAATACAACATTTTATAAAAGATAAAACAATACCTATGAATTTGCTATTGTACGGGGGAAAAGGATATGGAAAAACAATGTATTTAAAATGTATTTTAAAACAATGTTATGATATTACATTAGATGATTTCAAAGCAGATCCCCTATTAGCAAACACATTATATTATAAATCTATATATGTGTTTGATTTTAGTTATTATACTAGTGTTGATATACGAAATATTATAGAATTTATAAGAAAATATTCTAAAAGAACTCTTATTGATAATAGTTTAGATAAAATAATTATTATCAAAAATATACAGGATTTAAATGAAAGATATATAATTTCACTTAAAAATATAATTGAAAAAAACAGTTCATATTGTAAATACATTTTTACATCTTCTAAGCCAATTGATAGAGCATTTAATGGTTATTTTTCAACTATTAAAATAAATAAATTAACTGAAACACAATTATATTCAAGTATTAAAAAAATACTAAAACACAATTCAATTAAACTTGAAGATACAAAATTTACATATAAAAAAATATATAAAACATATCAAACAATGAACTATAATTTTAGAGATATTGTTTTATGGATTCAATACACTATTTCACAAAATGGAAAGGGTTCGCTTCCTATAAAACAGAAGTTAATTGCTAGTATGTTAAATTATGTATTTGTAGATAATAGTAGGGACCTCTTGAAAGAATTTGCTAAAATAAAAGAAATGTTAATTGCTCTTGTAAGTATGGGAATATCTCATTTAGAAATAGTAAAAATAAGTCTTTCTATGATACTAAGTAATCCTAATATTGAATACGATAAAAAAAGTAGAATAATAGAATTGTGTGGAGAATCTAGTATTGAACTTGCAAAATATGATCGTAAAATATTTTCACTAGAACATCTATTTATTAATATATCTATTTTATGTAAATGATTTAAATAAAATTGAAAATAGTGATAATAAGAGGAATAATTATATAACACACAAAAAAATCAATATGTCTCTTCAAAAACTTCAACAAGAATTATATGATATTCTTAAATCTAATAAATCATCTATAGATACAATTAAAACAATTGAAACTTTGATTAAAGATGGTGCTGATATACATAAACCACTTACAAAAAAAGGAGAATATGCATTTCACGCAATCGTAAAACGTGTGTTTAAGTATAATAATATAGATATAGAGACAATATGTGATTATTTATTACAACATAATTGCGACATCAATGCTTTTAATTATGATAAAGAAACCCCATTATATTATCTTTGTAAAAGTCATTCTAAAAATTATATAGAAAAACATAGAATTATAGAATATTTGTTAGAAAGTGGGACTATTATAGATTATTCAGAAAGATTCGGTAAGAAAGAATTATTACATTTATTAAACGACGCAACATTACAGGGACATAATGTATGTGCGGATAGATTTGATGATGAACTTGATACCTTTTTAATTGAATATTCATATATTATTGATTATTGTTTATACAGTTCAACGATTTCATTTAAATATATTTTGCGAAATAGAATAATAGATATTAAACATTTATTGTTAAAATATGCTGAACATAAAATATTTGAAAATGTTGAAGAAGAATATTTTTATGACAATGACGATTTTGATTATAAAACTACATATTGGTATCTAGTAAATGAAGAACATTCACAATTAGAATTTAAAAGAGATACACTCTTAAAAGTATATGATGAAAAAAGAAATGATATAATTTTAAAATATATTGAAGATTCGCTTAATTATTGGTCACCATCTAGACATTATATTCATCCAACTTGTGTGCGAAATGCGGTTTGGTGTATTCTATTAATAAAACAAAAAATTAATCAAGTGGAATCACATCCTTTATTTTTACCACCAGAAATGTGGTTTCATATTTGCTCGTTCTTTACAAGAGAAATGTGGATTATAATTACAAATAAAACAATCCCAATACAAAAATTCACTAGAATACCTAACCTACCTTGTATATTATAGTATTAATAAAATAAATAATAATAAATAATAATAAATAAAAACAATTAATCGAAATTAATAACTGCTTTCAAATTATGTATAACAAATGATTTGTTCGCAGAAATAGATAATTCTTTTCTTTTTCTTCTAGTTGCTTTTTTCTTTTTACCATCAATTTCATTTAGTTCTTTGGTGTCACTACAATCATTTATATATTCTGTATTTTTCTTTGTTTGTTTTTCTAGTCCTTTTTCAGAAGTTTTTTTCTTTTTGTTATATTTACGTTTACCCTTTCCTTTTTTACAACCAGTTCCTATATCAGTTTTTTTCTTTGTTTTTTCAAGAATGAATTTTTTACTATATGTAAATTTATTCATATCATCTTCAATTACTTTCATATTAGCCTCAATATGTTCTAAAATATAGTTTTCAATAGACCATTTAAAAAAATTGAGCTGTCCTACAGTCGTAATAATATAGTCGTCGTCTGCTTTACCATAAAAAAATTTAATACGTTCTCTCCTACAAAAGGGGTCAAAATTCTTTTTATTCAGTGATTTCAATTGTCCTCTATAATCACTAAACACATTAAAATAATCAGAAAAATATTCTTGTTCTTCTAATTCAACACCACTATCGACCTCTGAACAATCATCTTTTATTTCAATGTTGTTTTCTTGTTTTTTTTCTTTATTTAATAATGCGTTGCGTTTCATCTTTTTAAGATTATACATCACTAGATTCTTTTTTGAATAATTAGTGACAAACCAATCTACTAAACGCAAAGATAACTTTGATTTACCATCTAAAATGTTTTTCAATTTATCAATATTTTCTGTTTGGCAAAAAAAACGCGTTAATGGAATTAATAACAAATATTGCTTACCAGTTAAAACATTATCTTGATTTTTATAAATTTCCGCATCTACATTCGCAGTTGTATTCTTTAATGTTTTTTTAGTATGTTGAATATCCATAATTGTATATTATTATATAATTCTCTTATTTAATTTAATAATAAACGCACGACTACTTTTGTAGTTTTATGTTTTTAAATGTTAATTTAAAATTATTATAAATATTAATATTTAAAAGGTCTTTAAATGTAATAAAAAATAAATTTAATTTTATGTATTTTAAATTTTTTTTTTTTTTTCTGTTACTATTGTATAAACACTTTAATTAATTATTTAATTCTTTTATATATTTATATATTTATAATAAATATTTATTATGCCTATAAAATCGCGTTCAAGAAAATCTACTCGTTCAAGAAAATCTACTCGTTCAAGTAAAAGGACAAAGCGTCGAGTAGTCCGTAAAACTGGGGTTCGCAAAGCAAAGAAAACCCGTCACGTAGCTAAGAAAAAGCGTTCTCGCAAAAAGAGCAACAAAGTAATGAGGGGGGGGAAGATAATAAGATTTGAAGGTACTGACTTCGATTGGACGACTGATGATACAGGAGAAATTAAAGAATTCGCATACAAAGACTCTGAATTTACAGGATCTTTATTAATCCCAGACAGTGTCACGTCGATTGGCCAGCATGCCTTTGAAGGATGCAAAATGTTGACCTCGATCAGCATCCCCGACGGTGTGACGTCGATTAGCAGGGCTGCCTTTAACGGATGCGCTCAGTTGAATTCGATCACCCTCCCGAAAGATTTGAATACGATTGGCGATTATGCCTTTGTCAACTGCGCTGCGTTGACCTCGATCATCATCCCCGATGGTGTGAGGTCGATTGGCGGCGGTACCTTTGGCGAATGCCATAGTTTGAAGTCGATCACCCTCCCGAAAGATTTGAATACGATTGGCGATTATGCCTTTCAAGGATGCGCTGAGTTGAAGTCGATCACCCTCCCGAATGGTTTGAAGGAGATTGAAGAATATGCTTTTGAAGGATGTGCTAGGTTGACCTCGATCATAATTCCAAACAGCGTCAGGTCCATCGGCGATGGTGCCTTTTACAACACTGCAATGAGAAGAGTTACAATTTCAGACTTATTTATAGGACTAACAACTCCACAAAAAAGAGAAGGAATATTTCCAGAAGGTTGTGTATTTATTTCATCGGGGTGAGTTTAATAAAGTTAAATAAGCACAAAAAAAAATTTATTATTATTTTTATTATTTTTATTATTATTATTATTATTATTTATAGTAGTTATTATATTGACTTTAGTTTGTGGAACCAGAAATAGGTTGTTTTGTTTTATGTCTTCTTTTCCAAATACGACTTTCCGTTATTGGAAGACAAGGTATTCTTGTATCTTCAATTATTGTAGCTTCAATTCCTTCACCAGTCTGAATAGTTCCTAGTTCTTGTTTAGTTAGAAAACCACAAGGTATTGTAATAACAATTTTTCTCGGTGATATAAAATGAATGTCATTTGTTCCCCAACTAATACCTTTACTTTTACCTTTACCTTTACTTTTACATGTTTTTTTAAAACAACTTTTTTTTAGGACGTTCGGTTTGACTAAACTCATTTTAAAACAAGAACGATTTGTTGTGTAAAACACAATTAAAGTATTTATAGTATTTATATTATTTACACTATATTTTTCAATTTTTATTCTAAAAAGGAATATATTCATTTTAATGTGTTAAAAATCATAATAAAATATGTTAAATCATTTTATATTTATCAAAATAAAAATGAGTATATTAAAAATTAAAGAAATACTAGACATTCAAAAATTCAATAAACCTATTATTATTTTAGTTATTGTATTCGCAATTACAACTATTATTATTTTCGTTTATAATAAAACCGAAAAAGAAGAAAAATTCACTAACAACCAAAAAACTTTAATAAAGCAAGAAAATGACATTGAAAATAAAAATAACAACACTTTAATTAATAAAATACAACAACACGAAAATAATATTAAAAATATATTCCTAAAAGAATATGATTTTATGTATATTATAAATTCTAAAAATGATGATAATAACACCAACAATAACATTATACAAAAATATATCCACATAATGTGTTCTAAATATAAATTAAATGGCTTATTAATAGGAACCTTAAATTATAATGAATTACCACCAGAATGTAATATGATAGATGATAAACCAATAAATCACTTAGAAAAATGTCGCTTTTTATTTGTTCCATATATACTTAAAGAAAGCGAAACTACTATTTTAAAAGATGCATTATCTTTAAATTTACCGTGTCTAGTTATGAATAATGATGATAATAACAACCCCGAATATTTAGAAAAGTTAAATTATATTAATGAAAAAACAGGAAAAACTTTTAACAATGAAACCGACTTTGAACCAGTCCTAGGGGAATTTTTATCTAACTTTGACACTTGTACACCTAGAGAAACTTTTATGGGTTAATTATAATGATAAACTAGATACTAAGATTGATATTTAATATTAATTATAGGGTGGTTATACTTTGATTATACTTTGATTATTTTATGCTGATACTGATGCCGCCGTTGCGACTGCTACTGCTGCTGCTGCTGATAATGCTGCTGATAATTCTGCTGATGCTGATGCCGCCGTTGCGACTGCTACTGCTGCTGCTGCTGATAATGCTGCTGATAATTCTGCTGATGCTGATGCTAGTGTTGTTGCTTTTTTTGCTACTTTTGCTGTGTTTGCTGCGTTTTCTGCTGCGTTTGCTGCGTTTGCTGCGTTTTCTGCTGCGTTTTCTGCTGTGTTTGCTATTTTGCTTACTACTGATAATAATGATGAAGATGCTGATAATTTGGTTGCTGCTGTTGCTGCTGTTGCTGCTGTTGCTTCTGCTGTTGCTGCTGTTGCTGCTGTTGCTTCTGCTGTTGCTGCTGCTTTTGCTGTTTCTATTGCTGTTTTTGCTGTTACTGTTGCTTTTTCTATTTCTGTTTTTGCTTTTGCTGTTACTGTTTTTGCTGTTGCTGTTGCTTTTGCTGTTTCTGCTGCTGCTGTTGCTGTTGCTGCTGTTTCTGCTGCTGTTGCTGTTGCTCTTGCTGATAATTTGGCTGCTGTAGCAGAAGCAGCAGCAGCAAGAGCAACAGCAGCAACAGCAGCAGCAGCAGTAGCAGTAGCAGCTACTTTTGCTGCGTCTATTGCTGTTGATAAATTTTTTAATAATTCGGGTGTTTTCCCTATTTCTTCTAATTTTGCTTTCATTTCTATTATCTGTAATAATTCATTTTGTGCTAGATCTGCGTATTTTGCTGCTTTTTTTGATTCGCGCAGTGTTTTTTTCACTATTTTTCTTTTTGAAATGTAATAACCTCCACTTAATAATACTCTCTTTTCTTCTTTTAATTGGGGTTTTTGTTTTTGTTTTCTAGTGCGGTTTGTTCGTTTTCTGCTTTTACTCAATCTTCTATTCGGTTTTTTACGCGTAATTTTACGTATTTTTCTTTTTTTCATTTTTAATTATCCAATATTATAATTATCCAATATTATAATTATCCAATATTATTATTACTATTATAAATATATGATATAAAAATGAAAAAATAAAATTAAATGAAATTAAATTAAAAAGTAAATTATTGTTCGTCAAATAGTTTCTTTTTGGTTTTAACTTTATCTCCTAAATCCAAATCATCTTTATTAACGGAGTATTTTTTGTAATAATTCATTCGTTGTTCTATTAATTCACAAATTCTATCTTTTGATAATCCAGTAATATTTAATTTATATGTGTTAGTTGCTATTTCTTTCAATTTTTTAAGATGATATGCTCCTCTATTAGGAGATTTCTTACAATTATTAATGTCTTTTTCATATTTAAATGTCTTTTTCCCCTTTTTCTTTTCTCTTTTTAATTTCTTTGATTTTTTATTATTGTTATTGTTATTGTTATTGTTATTGTTATTGTTATTGTTATTGTTATTGTTATTGTTATTGTTATTGTTATTGTTATTGTTATTGTTATTGTTATT